ATTGCTTTTTAAGATTAGCAAAAGACATTTAGATACCTCGGATTAATTTGGATTTTTTGGATTAATTGGATTATAACATGAAAATGTTATCTCAGTCAACATCTGTTGATCTTTTCAATTTTTCAATTGTTTTTGCCATGCCATCGAATAACAATGACATATCAGTTCCTGATGGAAAACCCATCAATTCAACTGATTTTTCCAGATGTTTTTTCATGGTCAATGCTTGTGGATCATCAGATAAAGATAATCGAGCATACATAATTTTTTGTTTTTCTAAAAGAATTGATAACATCTCAACGTGTTCAATTCTATCTTGATGTGGCATGGTTGCAAAATCAAACATAGACACATACACACTTTGTTGGAGTTTTGTGATTTCTTTTAATTCTTCCTGAATTATTTCAGAATCAAAGAATTCGCTCATTATCCCTCCACTGGTGGTGCTTCCACCTCTCCACCATCTACAATTTCAGTTTCTGGTGTGTCTTCCTTCTTGCTTTCTTCAATTTGTTGAAGAACTTCAATAGCACCTTGAAGTCTTAAGATAGTTGCCTGACCAGTTGAAACTTGTTGTTGAACTGTAGTCAGTTGCTCCTCTAAATTCTTAAGAACTTCACTATTATCAAGAGCCATTACTAATAACCTCCTTTAAAATTTTTTTGTAATTGAACACATTTATATTTATGAAGGGAATATATTTTTTAATTTTCAAACTTACGGTTTCCCATACAGGGTCTTTCAGTTTTTTATCGAAATTTTTTCCAAAAGAAAAGATTTTTTCGAAAATTACCAGAGTTTCCAAACTTAGATCCCCACCCAAATACCTTTTGAGTATTACTGGGTGTCCCTTCGAGCAATTTAATACTTCGTCTAAGTTTTTCTCGAACAGTAATTTGTTGCTTTGTTCTTTGAACAAGTAAGTCAAACTCTGCTGTCTCTTCATCCATTCTGAATAGTTTTTTTCTCCAGAATTGATAATTTCTCCAATCCATAAGTTTTGTGGGTTGTTAGCATTTACAAAGTTTGATAAAAGAAAATCTAGTATCTGTTGATCACTATATTTTCTTGAAGTCTTCTCAAACCAATACTTATCTTTTCGCTTATTAAATGATGTCACGGTAGCACGAGACTTACCTGCATATTTAAAGAAATCATATTTAGGATTAGTAAAATGACTTTTCATCGAAAGATAGGTTTGGTAAGTTTCAAATGGTGTCACTTTCATTAATCATTTTCTGATTCGCATTCGTAAAGAAACTAGTAATAGCATAACGACCCCAACCATCATAATAATTGGAATCTTCTATCTTAACTTCTTTAACTCCATGTTTTACCCAACCTGGAAATATTATAATCGAATTATTCTCACAAGTCAACTCATAATTGTGTCGAGGGAAAAACAATTCACCACCAGTGAATTTTTTTGGTTCTTTATAGAAATAAGAAAATCCTAAAAATTGAAAAGATATATCAGCATGTGATCCATAATATTCTTTATCATGATAATATCTAACTTTTGTGATATCAAAATCACACTTGGGAGCAATCCAACAAGATTCATGTATCTCAGCAAATACATCAAGAACTCCAGAAGTAAAGAGTTTTCGATTAACTGTTAAAATGTTTGAAATCGATCTAAAATTAACACCTTCTTCACTCTTATAAATTGCGTCTAATGCTAGTGCATGAGAATTAGTTTTATCTACTACACCACCAAATTCTTCTGCTTTTAGTAATTTACCTGGTTTTGTATAAAATTTTAATTCTTCCCATATCAACTCTAACTCCTCATCATCATAGAAATTATCTACAATTAGATGAGGAAATGGTTTTTCAAAAGAATTACATACTAACTCTTGTGGCATTATAATGGTAGTTTTGCTCTTGATGTAGGTTTCATAAAGTTAAGACGAGTTGCATCCCACTTTAGTCTTTCCTTTAATGGTTTTGAAATTAATTTTGTAATTGATTCAATCTCTAAACTGTTTACTTCACAATAATGAAGTATCGCATCAATATAGTTGAGTTGTTCTTCAAGAACAATTTTTTCAATCTCTATCGCAAATTTTTGTGGTGTAAGAAATTTACTTGCAATTACTTTTTCTAATTCTTTATTGGGTTCCATAGAGCTCCAATTTATCGTTAACAAATTTTCTAATATATTTTCCGAGCAGTTTGATGTACTTTGCTTTGTCGTATTCTTCATAAATTACACATTCTCCATTTTCACATGCCATAATGATGACTAACTTTTTAACAGATATTCCTGTCAATTCGTATAACATACAACCATATGCCATACATTGAACAAAATAATGTTCGATCCAATCTCTTGGTTTTGGTTTTTTTGAAGTTTTAAAATCTATTACTGCTAACTCACCATCATATTCTGCAATACAATCGACAGTCCCTGCAATACCTAATTCTTTACTATATAGGGAACCTTCTAGGGTGTGAATATTGTCTATCTTATTTAACTTACCTTTTGATATCTTAAATAAGAAGTCCGATATTGGAGGAACAGTTGGTAGAGTATCATTTTTAAGATAATGCTCTGTCAAAGTATGCATATCAGTTCCACGGGTTGTAGCAGCTTTTGTAATACGGTCTGCCTCCTCATTCCCAACTTTCTTTCTCCAATTAACAAATATTTCTTTGTTAAAATGACTCGTTACAGAAGTGATCGAAACTAATTTAAGTAACTCATCTTCATCTGGAACAGAATAATAGCGAACACCATCTATCGTCTCTCGCGAGAGTTTAGGAAGTTCTATATCAACATGATTAAAGTAGATAGACATTACATACCAGATTCAATTTTAGCAATAAGATATTCCTTTACAAGACCAGATCGAACGATGTCACCTATTCCAAATTCAATAATATCAAAAGAAGGCATCGCACGGATAATTTTCATAAAATCCACAATACCATTCCTCTCATTCGTTTTTGTCAAGTCTGTTTGTGAACCGTCACCACAGAACACAATTTTAGTATCTTCACCGACTCTTGTTATTATACTATCTAATTCATGAAAATTCAAGTTTTGAAATTCATCAACGATAACAATTGCATTATCAAGTGTTGTTCCCCTCAAAAATGAGGTGCTCCAAAATTTAATTGTCTCTTGTTGGCGAAGATTACCATAAAGCATTTCAAAGTCAGCATCAGAGGGCATCTGAAACATATACTTTACCATATGTTTGTATGGTATTTGATAATATGAAGATTTGTCTTCATGATCACCAGGTAAGAATCCAATCTCACGAGTTGCGACTAATGACCTGACAATATAAATTTTTTCGTATGGTGTAGTTTCATCTAATACATCTCTCAATGCATTGTAAAGTGTGATGAATGTTTTTCCTGTTCCCGCAGCACCATAAGCAACAATGTGTTTTCCAGAACTATAAGATTCAAACAATCTTTTCTGATTATCTGTGATAGGTTCAATACCAACCAGATAATCTGAATTCACGGGTTTTTTTCTTTTCATCTGTTTTGCTGTTAATCCAACACCTATGGGTTGATCCACAGAACTTCCTCTTTTTTTCCTTGCCATTTAATCTAAGTTTCTGACGTAATTACCTGCGTTATTTCTCTGAGTTTTCTTGAGAACTTCATTCCAACCAGGTGCTTTCTTTCTTAACTTATCTCTCCACTCACCAACATCACCTGATCCTGGACATGTAGATGGATCAGAGTAATCTCTTGTCCAGTCAGGATTGTCTTCTGTCCATTTATCCCAATCATGAACACTCATTGACACTTCTTTTGTCTCACCAGTAGACATATTAACAACAGGGTATGTAGCCATAATTATAAAGTATTGTAAAGTTATTTAGACCCATTCCAAAGCCTCTGAAACCGAAGGAAATTGTTCGGTAAACACCTTGCGACATGCTTCAGCGATATTCATGTGTTCTTTTTGTGTTCCATGAGCACTTCTTAAATTAATATAGTGAACCCAAGAACGACATGATCCAGTCATATAAAGTCTAGTTGGAGTAGCAAGTGGTAATACAAATCGAGCACACTCTTTTGCTACACCTGATTCTAGCATTTGATTATATAATGCCAAAGAAGAACTAAACAAAGTATTCATTTGTTTTTCTAATTTTTCAACGATTGCAGAATCCAGATCATCTATTGAGTTTTGACGATTCTTTGTATCTTGTCTTCTTAATTCTGGTAATTCTATTTCACCTAATAAATTACTATCGGCATATCTTTGTGAAAATTCTTGGAATGTAAAACTACGATGTCTTAGTATTTGTGCTGCAAGACCACGGGTGGTTTCAATCTCAAGTGTCATTGAAGATTGTTCAAAAACAGACCAATGTTGATGTTTAATACAATATCTCAATAATCCTGCAAAATTTTCATTATCCTGATTTGAAGGGTTAGATACTCTGGCAATATATGCCATGGTTTTTTCTGCATCAGGTGTGATACTTACTAATTTTACGTTCATTTACCAAATCCTTTAAAAGTTTTTTTCTCCATTTCAGAGAGTTCATGTTCCAATACTCTAATCTGAGATTTTATTTCCCTTAATTTTTCTTCAGTATATAGATAGTCTTGTTTTGCTAATCTTTTGAGCAAATTAAGCATTTTTCTTGCTCTACTAGTCTGGGTAGCCATCGTCGTCATCGAAAAGTTCGTCGTAATCGTTTGTTTGTTCAAATGCGTGTGAATTTTTGTAAGCATCAGTATCAGAGTAAACTTCTGCTTTTATCGCATCAAGTGTGAATTCTAGTTGACGAATGAGTAATTTTAATTTGTCTCTGTCCATAACAAACGTATTTTGAACATATTGTAGCATAAAAAAAGAAGGGGTTCAACCCCCTCTGTGTTATTTTCCATATAGAAACTTAACTTCAGCAGTTATGATTGTGAGAAAGATAGCAGATGCTAAACATATCTCTAATGTTTCAATCACTTAAGACTTGTAAGTTCTTTTTCTTGTCTTACACCACGGTAAGTTAGATCGACCTTGTTAGTCTGCTTTGCTTTGTTTCTATCAGTGTCATATACGACACCACGGTATGTGACTTGTGCCATTTGGTTTTCTCCTAAAGTAGTTGGACTTTTTACATCCGTTCCTTCAGTCGGCTTTTGCGTCCTTAGATTTAAAACATACTGGATCAGTATGTGCTACCACAACCCTTGCTATTTCCAATTGCTCAGATTTATCAGGATTATTTCTTGCAGTG